GACCACACCACAAAACCCCCACTGATTAGGGGTGCGTAATCATATTGAACACACCTACACCCACGAAAAAAAATCATAGTAAAAACCCTGTAATCGTATTGAGTACAAACACCCACTATGGGGTAGTCAATTTTACACTACCCCGTAGGGCGTCCCAGAATACCCCTAGAATCGATCGAAATAAAAACCGTGTGTTATGTCAACCCAATAAAAAAACGCCCTTAGAATCGATTCTAGGGCGTCCCACGATAGGCACAAAAAAACCCGGTTAGAATCCGGGGTAAAGTACAAACACAAAAAAACCCCGGAAAAAATCCGGGGTTGTAGTTTAAACGGGGTTAGATTCCAAGATAGTCGGTTAGCTTTTTCCATCCCCCAATTGTAAGCAGTAGCCAAACAATAAAGAGCAGGAAAAAACCGAGTAGCCAATCGGGGTTTGATTTGTTGGTGTTGGTTTCATAGTCGAATACCCCGTTTCGGTTCAATGGCCGGTCATTTGTCCAGTCTTGCAACATATCAAACCCCCACAAAAAAACCGGAAGACCCCAAAACCCTCTTGTTCGCCCTAGCCCTAAGCTTAGGTAGTTTGGCCCGTAATCCCACGATAACCCCACTAGGGTCTAAAAACCGCAAGTCTGATTTATCCCCGTCGATAACCGGAAACCCCAAAAAAGAATCAGACAAACACCCTTTAAGGGTTTGACGGTCATAAAATGGAACCGCAACATTTACCCCGGATTCCAAAATCGTCCGGCAATACAACGGATTAGCCAATTCAGACCAACTAAAGGTTATGTGGTAGTTCTTAGGCAATTCCCCGTCGGTAAACTGCTGAACCTTTAAAGCGGATTTTGTGTAACCGTAGATTTCCCAACTAGGGAAAGCTTCAAAAATCCACGGATTCTCTAAATGCCAAAACCTATCACTCAAAACGTCCGGACGAAATGCCACATTTACCCCGTCTCGTTTAGCCTTACGTTCTTCCCTCAGTAATTGAGTGTAAAGAACATCGGCAAACAATCGTGGGTTATCGGCAAGTAGTTTAGTACGTCCTAGCCTACTACGCGTGATAACACCACCCTTTCCGGACTCCATCTCAATACGGCCAGTAAACGCCAAACACGCCGCACGGCATTTAGGGGTTGAATTGGGACAATTATCCAAAACACCTACCGTCGACGGAGTTAGACTAACACCGATATTTCGATAACCTTCCGATTTAGCAAGTTTGGAATTTGCGTCCGGGGACGTTATTAAATCGGCAAAACCATAATCCCCACAAGCTTCCCTTGCATCTCTCAATGTCATCTCATTAACATTATCTACACGATCTAAAAGCTTGTAACTCATTTTAGTAGTCCCCATATCCCTTCTCTTCATTGACCAAACACCAAAACCCACGGACAAACAAACAAACAAGCAAAACCGAGTAAAGAATCCCTTCAATTATCATCAACGGAAACCCCTAAAAAACAGTCTAAACCGTCATACTCTTTATTGTCATAAAGAATATGATACTCGGAAACCCCAATTTTTGAACCGTCGACAAAATCCCCAATCAAACCAAAACCGTCATCTTTACCTATCATAGGAAAGAATTCTTTAACGTATACGGCAGGAATGGCGACGGAGTGAGAATCCCCTAAACCGTAACCTTCAAGAACACCCTCAATGGTGTGCGAATTCTTCCTAATTGCGTTTGATAGGCAAACAGATGTCATCACACCATGATACTCCAAAACTCCCTTTCTATTGATTGTAAACACCCTTAATTGCCCTTTATACTCGTGAACCGTAACCTTTTCACCTAGTCTAATATTCATCATAAAACCCCTAATGAATTGAACCAACAAACACACGAAATACAACCTACAAATCAGTCTAATTGTGAAGCTAACCAGCAAGCTTGTGCTAGGTTGGGCTGGCCATTCAATGACGCGTAGTCTATTGCAATCGATCGGACCTTCCACAAGTCAGACTCCGTTAACGGTTCACCTAATTCTAGGTTGGGCTTGCGAGTGTAATAGTATCGATCGCCATCGATCGTTACTACCCTTTCAAAACGACACCACCGCCATTCGGAAACACCGTCGACCGGCAAGTGGGTGTCAACCCACTTTTCTACGTCTGTTTTAGTCTTCATTTCTTTACCCCTTTATTGTTTGGGTTGCTGTCCGTGTCTGTTAGTAATATATCGGCAAGGGTGTTGATTGTCAACACCCAAAACCGATATTTTCCAAAGTTCTACAATACGTGTTTTTCCCATACCTCTTCATCCGAAATAATCCCGGACGATTCGACGTGCCTAATGGCTCCAAGGTCGTTCTGGTCTTCCTTTTTAAGATAAAGGAAGACACGGTTTCCGGGGATTCTGAGGAAGTAGTGTAACCCTTTCCCGGTTGTCCCGGAATGCATTTGCACTAGGTCAACATTATTGCCATTCGGACCTTTAAAACTCGCAACTAACCGCCAAGTTACCCTTGCCATTTATCAAACTCCAATTGTTAAAGATCGAATGCGGATTTGTCCCGCTTGTCCTTATATTATATCGGATCGACTAGTGGTTGTCAATAGTAAAAATAAATTTTTTTAGATTTTTTTTTGTGTGCAACTACTATGCCAAAACAAGCAAAAAATCGGTTATATTGACATTTTTTTCGGCTTGTTGTCAATTTGACTACAACTCAGGGTTGATGTTAACTTGGGCAGGTTAGGTAAAATGGTCAAAATAAGTAAACTAAGTAGACTGGGTGTTTTGGGCGAATTGGGCAGACTAGGCAAATTAGGCGAATTGGGTATTTTGGGCGGTTTAGGCAAACTAGGTAAACTAGGCAAGTTAGGCAAGATAGGCAGGATAGGTAGAATAGGCAAGATGGGAAGAATAGGCAGAATAGGCAAAATAGGCAAGATAGGCAAAATGGGCAATTTCCCCCTCCTCCCCTCGCCCCCAGCCCTCTTTAGGCAAGTGTGGGGTTTTTGGCCCGGAAATTTCAGAAAAATATCCCCGTGGGAAATAATTAAGCCAACGCTGGGAAGTCCCCAAACCCCCTCTTTAGGTGACTGTGGGCTTTTTTGTGCTTGTTGGCCATCCCAGATGTTTGTTGTGCGGCATTTCAGCGGCCCGTGGAGGAATTCGAGGCTCTCAGACGCCTCCTGTGATAATTTCTCGTGCTTTTTGACATATCATGCGGGAAACGCCTAGAGTGCGTTAGAAAGGCTCTCAGGAGCCTTGAGAGGGATATGCCTAAATTCCACCCGAATTAACCCCCAAAACCAGAGGGGGGGAGGGGGTGTTTTTAAAATCGGTCAACCCGTTTTGCTGGGAAGTCCCAAGAAACAAAAAAAGACCCCCAACAAGCCGAAGCCTGAAGGGGGTAGGGGGAGGGGTATCAAATTAAACCAAGCATTCCATCTGGAAGCAGACCCACATTCCATTGAGCCACTGTGCTAACAGTTTAGTTCCAACTGGGGCAGCAGTAAAAATACCCAAGTGGTCATGGACTTGGTATCCAGCCCCAGCAGCATGTCCTGTTGTCACCAACCCAGATGCGACCGATGGAACACAGGATGCGGTGCTGTTTATGAACTCGGAGACTGTTGTGAAAATCCCAGGGCGTCCAGTTGGGTCTAGTGGGAATAATATATTACCAGATGACCTCTGGGCCATGATAATGGATGTCCTAATATATGAGCAGTCAAGCCATGGATTGTAAACCAAGATCCTTCCGCTAGTCTCTGTAGTTCCACCTCGGTCTGGATGATATTTCAGAACTTTCCCATAAGCCTTTGTGAAAGGTGAATTAAGAGATGGTGGTGAGATTAAATCCTCGTCCAGCCTTATAAGTATTGTGTCTTTGCCTCTGGCAAGCCTCATTGTCGGGTCTGACGATTTTGAATCTACATGCCTTGACTCAAGTAAGGTTGTAATTCCGTCAGCTGTTTTCTTAGTTGCTCCATAGATCATTCATTCACCTAACCAATCTGCGGGACAGCACCTATAAAGTTAACGCTAGGGAACTCGTCATAGATAAGAAAAAAAGGAAGCGTACTTAGCTTATCTGTGCCCGCTGCATCATATACCGGATGTTTTCTGCCCTGCCCATTGAGCAACCCAATAAACGGGTTTCCGTTTGAGTCTGTAAAAGAAACCATTGCATCCTCGTACTTGGGAAGCCGAGGATCATTGTTTGGATTTTTTGCAAATGTCTTTTCTAAGTAGGTAGGACCTTGATCAACAATCACTTTATGCCATCCCACATCATTTGGCCCGTATGCCGACTTGCCAGCCATGAGGGCAGCAACTGCCTTCCCTTCTTCTTTAACGAATCTTGAGTTTGGTACATTGTAGCTCTTCATTGCTACAGTAACACTCATCTCCATTAATGCAAGGCCGTCTTTGTAAGACAGTTGGACATCAAGTGCCCTGATCAACGCCTGCCCAGGTTTCCATCCAGACCATTTATCGGCGTTCACATGCCCCACATAAGCCCTTTGCATAGCTGTTGGGTTTAAGCGGCCATCCCACAGCCGAGTGTATGTCAGGGTTGCAGTCGGGATAACAATGGGGAACTCCGCACCTCCCTGGAATGGAACGCCAGCCGAGTTCTGAAGAACCAATCCAGATCCATCAACTAGTTTAGCAACCGTTGCAGTCTCAGTGCCCCAGGAAACGGTTGGAGGCTGCGTCCAGGGCTTGTTTGGGTCACCACCACCACCACCTGGGTTGTTCTTATCACCACCTTCCTTCTCTTCTGACGGGTTGCTGTAGGTAACCTTAGCTTCCCAAATGCCTGGGCCAGCTTCAGAATATGTGATAGCAGTGATATACAGATTGTCATAGTCAGGGCTCTGATATCCAATCTCGATACCCTGCCCTTTTAAGACTTGCTCGACATGCTTTGGGTAGGCATCTAATGCGGCAACTGGAGTGGGATCATCAGTCATTATCTTGACGATGTAGGTGTCCCCACCTCGCCGGATAGTACCTTTTTTACCCTCATAAGAAGATCCACCCTCAATGGATAACATCTTCTTTCCGAGGATCTTGGAATTGCCAATACTAACTGCCATTACCCACTCCTAAAAAGCACCCATGATGATTGGGTTGTCAAGTTTCCTATCGATTGAACCTAAAAGTTCGATCTGCTTGTCTGTCGCGACTTTCTGGGCCAACCCAAGGGCCTCGACGCCAAACTCCATAGCCTTGAAGTCCATCTGGCTCGCAACCCTCTTCATGTCCTGGGATGGCTTTAGAACCATCTCTCCATCTTTTGAGAAGTCAAAATTCATGAACTCCCGAATCTCATCAAGCTTTTCATTTAACCTCTCACCAAACGCAGTGCCAACAGCATCAGCACCGAACGAATGCGAGAGATCCATCTGCTCATTAAATTCCTTCTGGAAGTCCTCCCGGATAGCCTTGGCAGCGTCTCGGGCTTCAGCGGATTTTTGTGCCCACTCCTTAAACCCAATGCCCCTGAAAAACTTTTCTTGAGCGGAAAGCACTCCCTCCATCACCCTTGCATACATGCCACCAAATAAAGCAACACCAGCTTTGGCTCCATGCCACAAAGACATAAGACCCGAGATCACACGCTGTGCCCCTCGAAGAAGGAACTTCAAAACCGCGATAACACCCTCTGTGACTGTCGCTATTGCATCTCCAAACCCTTGGAAACCCTCGGCACCACCAAGTAGTGTATGAGTAAAAGCAATAAACCAAGTGATTGCATCTTGCAGGACGGGAGCAACCCTGGCGGCTATCTGTTGGAAAAGACCCATAAAGAACCGCTTCGCCATATTCAATGTATCCATGAATTTTGCGATTGCCGATCCTGCATCATCATCGAGAATAATACCCAACGCTCGAGCTTGATTTCCGTAGGCCCTAATCCCATCAGCACCCTGCATGAGCAGAGGCATCATCTCTCTAGCACCTTCACCCATCAACCTCTCGGCCAGGGCGAGTGCTTCTCCTTTATCAGCTGTATTGGCAACAGCATCTGCAATGACCTCAAACTTTTCTTCTGGAGACATCCCAGCGAAGTCTTCCGCCTCCATGCCAATCCAGTTTAATGCTTCCTTGAACTCACCACCTTTCAACGTGGCCAGTGCAAGGTTCCGCTGCATGTGCTGCAACGTCCTGATCATGGCATCTTGACTGGCCCCAGACTGTTCAGCAGCAAATGAGAGTGCCTGCATGTTCCTAAACGCAACACCAGATCCTTGTGCCGCCTTGACAAGCTGGTCAGCAGCCTCGGCTGATCTGTACAATGCACCTCCGAGAGTATTAATAACCCATAAAGCATTTCTAACAACTCGAATCGCAAAGTGAATCTTCGACAAGCCTTTACCAAGCTTGGTCAATCCACCCGCACCTGAGTCCCCAGCCTTTTTGGCCTCATCACCTACCTTCTTAATACCTCTTGCTGCCCGTCTTGCAGAGTCAGCCGTCTCATCAAGCTCGTCATCAATCTTATCAATGTGGTCAGCATAATGGCCAGTTTTAGCCAGCTCCTTTTGCAACATGTCTATAGCTTCGGCGGCACGCTTACCTTCAGCTGTAAACGTCTTTAAATCTTTAACATCTATTTTAACCCCGAAAGCATCACCAATAGTTTTAGCGAGCTTCTTAAATGCTCTAAGATCCTTTTCGATATCTTCAAGCTCTCGCTCGACGACATCAGCACCCTCAAGGTGGAGTTCAATAAAGGCACCACCTGCGTAAGCAGCTGCACTCATTTTTTAGCCCTGCCTTTCCAGCCTCTAACCTTGCCAGACATCCCACCTGGGCGGAATCTCTCTTGTAGGATTGATGCAAATTCTTTACCAGCTCTAGGTGTTACGTATGAAGCCGCTACACTTAAAACTGGACGATGGGTAAATTTATCTCTTGCCTTTACAATTGTCCCCTCCACAGCATAAGCAAAATGTCGGGCAATCTGTGGGTTGAAAATAACCTTATCTGGTTTTCTCCCCTTTCTCTTTCCCTTAATACGCTTAAAACGTGGGCCAGACTCCGGAAGCCAAACCCACCAGCTTCTGGTCATCCCACCATACTCAAGAGTTTGAGTGGCTCGACTACCTCGGCCATCACCCATGAAGTGACTCGCAATGGTATAATCACCGCTAGTTGCAAAGTGAGGCTGTTTCGCATAACGAAGGCCAAATTCAGAATCCGGAACACGCGAGATAGGTGGTTTCCCTTCAGGTCTCGTTTTTCTAAACTTCCTAACTCTTCCTCTCGGAGTCAAAGTTCCAGCAACACTTGGTTTCCCAATTAGGTTCCTGCCTTTGACCCGCATGTTATCACCCCAAACATTTTTTCCAAAGTCATCCCACACCTTTTTGACTTCTCGTTCAATCACTTTCGGTGGGACCATCGCTGTTTTTATTTTTGGTTTTAGTCGGAGTGTCACCAGTTAAGACCTTTATGAAGGTGTCGATTGTTCGTCCAGAGAGTGGAACAGAGATTGTACTTCGTCGATGGTCAATTCCTTGCCCCCGAGCTGTTCTACTCGCTCCTTCAAGCTCTGGATTTCTTCCATATGCAAGCTCTCTAAGTTGCCAAAAGGCGAAAGGCCGAGGATCAACTCCTGCAACTCCTGCGATCCGATAGATTCTTTCCCGGAGACAATATCCAGAATCGTCTTCTCGATCTGATTCAGGGCTTTCGCTGCTGCCCATGTCTGTGTCAGAGCCTCCCCTCTTCCGGGCAGAAGGGCTGAGAAAAAATCCGACAAGGCACCCATAAACTCATCCATTGCAGCCTTCAAAGTTGGGCCGTCCAGACTTCTTCCGAAGTCTCGTGGCTCCACACCTTGCTTCTCAGCTTGGTCCGCTATAGCCAACCATAGCATCGCAACATGATCTCGAGGATGTAGTGATATACTCGTCGGATCATTGAAAAGATCATCTCCAAGTTCATCGCAAATATCATCCAAGATGCCGACAGTGATAGATATCTTCCACTGTCGACCCTTGGTATCTCTAAAGCTTCTCATTTATCCCCTCCCAAGGTTAAAACTACGGAGTCGATTTTGTGTAAATGGCCGGTGCTGCGTCATCATTCGCAACAGGCCTCAACTCAACATCAGACCACATAGCCTCTCCCAAGGTTTCGTCCCTGGAAAAGTTACTGACCATGCATGTCATGCGAACACCCTTGATCGTACTCCCAGACGGCGGTGGCTCAGGGCCATCAACACAAAGGATCTCGATAGGTGTGTTATTTTCATATGCAGCTAGAATTTCATCATAACCATCAGCTGCTTGATCCCAGAGCATCTTGAATGAAACATTCACATCCTTCAGACCGTCTGCATACTCTCGATAGCCTGCTGCTGATCGAGTTGTTACATCAGTCGTTTCCTTAGTCAGATTCAAGGTGACATCCTTGATCTGAGTTAGCTCCGTCCAAGTGGGCGATGCGTAGGTTCCACCGTCATTGAAATAGAGCTTGCCGTCTTGTCCCAATACAAACGCCATTAAACCATTTTCCTTATAGTAGCAGTGATGACCACTGCGAAGTCAGAGTCGTTGTAAAGTCTGCCTCCGTCGTATGCACCTTCGGAGGAGATTTCCACAATTGATGTTTCTGCTGTTGTGATCTGAGCAATTATTTCGTCCACGAGGTCCAACATGCCGTCAACGTCCGATGTATTAGCCGACCCAGTTGGGACGGTAACACCTTTCCTGACATAGACAGAAACTCGAACTGTAGTCCAGTTAAGGCGACCGCGTGTGTCGACAGTTCGGTCATAAGATTCAGGCCAAACAAAAACCCCCAATGACCTGTCATCGAGGGTTAATGCTGGTCTGTAGTTCTTTTGTGCTGTGAACGATTGTGAGTACGAGCCTGCGTTTATTGCAGTCACTACAGCGTCGACAGAGTCTTTAATGATACCCACTAGATCTCCTTCGTATGAATCCGAATAGAGGAACGCGAGTTATCAGTCCACCCCCACCCAGCTGTTTGTTCTGTACCATCAGGCAAAACGGTATAGGTGGTTCCGTTGTAAGTAATCGTATCACCCCTGCCAGGGAAGATCGTAGTTCCGTTGTATCTCATCTCAGACAGTCTGACTATGAAATCAACAGTCGTCTCCTCAAGCGAGTTCCCAGCGTAGTCAGTATCCTCTCGGACAGAACGTCCAAGGGTCGCCTGGATTCTCCATGACGACCCAGTGGACAAATCTGTGTAGGTAACTCTTGAACCTAATACAGCCTCAGAACCTAACAACATCGCTTTGATGAGGTCAGGCAACAAGGTCATTATACAACCACTGCTTCCGTGTTAAGAATAGCATCGGTCACAACAATCGGAATACCATCAAGTGTGGCCGAAGGGAAGGGAGCGGGTTGACCAGTTGGCGAGTAGGTCGTTCTCGATTCTCGCAGTTGACGCAATGATTGTCGGTTCATGACAATCACATCAAATGGAGCCTGCCCAACCGGTTTGTTAGCAATCAGGGTTGCCAATGCATCATCATCCAACGTAGCAGTTGCATCGACATTGCAAAGTCGATGAATGCTGTGGATGCTACCATTCTTCATTCCGCAGTAGCCAGCAATCTCGTGAGCGTATGCCCAGAATTGCAAAGCACCCGAGGAGGTTTCCTTGACCATCATTCGCTCGGAAACGGTAAGCTCACCACCTTCGCCCCAGAGCAACTCAAATCCATTCTCGCCAAAGGTAATACCGTAAACAGAGGTCTGAGCATTAGCAGCAACACCGCCGTTGCTAATAACCTGGGAGTCAGCAATGGCATTCAAACTTCCGATTCCAGGAAGACCTTCAAAGCCACCAGCAATACCACCTCCGGTCGTAGCTGGGTTGGTGGAGTTGCCTTGGAAGATGTTGTTCTCAACAGTAACCATAGCGGCTCGAAGAGCAGCGAGGGCCTCAAGACCAATCGCATGATCAACGCCACGCTCGTCAACTTTGGCAACTGCGGTATCGATGGAGAAGCTGGCATCCAAGTATTTCAGAGCCAAGCTGACTTCTTCGTATCCGCTCGGAGTATTATCCACACCAACATTCGGGGCACGGAACGTGGCCGAAGGTGCGGTGATCAATTTAGTATATTTGAAGTTGTCAGAAGCAACTGATCGAGCGGCTGCAACTCCAAGGAATGGGGTGGCCTCGAGTACGTCGCGAATGACGACATCAAGATCCTTACGGTTCAACTTCAAAACTTCAGCAGTCGTTTGAAAACTCATTTAAATCATCCTATAGAAAGTTTAATTAGTTATTTAGAGAAGAGGCTTGCCCAGCGAATTTCTTTATCGCTCCAGCCTTGCTCTTTCTTTTGAGCAATAAACTCTTGGTGACGCATTTCAGCTTCGGACAGCTGTACATCAGCGTTCGCAGCAGCTGGAGATTCTTCTCCCAACCCAGCTGAGAATGCTTCAACCTGGGCCTTAGCTTCAGCTAGCTCTGCACGCAATGCTTCATTCTCTTTGTTGACTGAATGAAGATATTCTGCAAAGCACTCATTCAGAGGCTTTCCACGCAAGTACCAGACAGCACCCTGCTCACCGAAGGCTTCAATGTAAGCTTCGTACTCAGGAAGTGGCTTTTGGCTTTGTTCAACCTTCTCCCCGTCTTCCTCATCTTCTTCCATCTTATCTTCGTCTTCGTCCTCGGAGGCTTCTTCGTCCTTTACATCCTCCTCATACTCATCCTTCTTCTCATCTTCCTCAAAGACAACTTGATCTTTTTTCTCTTCATCAAGAAGGCCTTCGAGCTTCTCTTCAATAGTCATACTTTCCTCGTTTTCTGCGGAAAACAAACCACCGCGAGTTGCATTAGGTTCGCCCACAAAATCTACGGAGTAAAGACGCTTGATCCTGACCGGCAGTAGACCATCCACTGCCTCTACTTCAGGGTCCATCATAAATGCGATTGATAACCCCAACGCTTCAGGGTCTTCCATGGCGAGTGACATGATATAGTCATAAGCATTGAAGGGAGCCAACTTCGCAGCTTTAACTAAATTGATGTCACAACGAACACAGTTCTCCTGTCCGCGACGGTAGAAATTAACCGCACGACCAAGGTGATTTCCCAGGGACTCTTGAGTGTGGGTAAACCTTACCTTGATTCCATTATTCGGACGGTTCCCGAAGGCCACCACTGCCGATAATGTTTCTTCATCCACAACAAAAGGGCGATGATCATTGACGCGACCAAGCTCAATAACTTTGGCACCATAAATCACACCCTTGTCAAAATCGATCTTGCTTTCATTGTCCAACCCAATGGCATTAAACTTCGTCAGCTCGTCGATCTTGGTCTTCATCGTCTCTGTCATCGTCATCAACTTCCTCTTCAATTTCCCTGTTCTTTACCCCAGAGCTGCCGCTAACTGGAGAGGTTTGTTTTAAACCAAGCTCTGCAAGATAGTCTTCTTCTTCCTTAAGCTTGTCAGCAACTTGTGTTTTCCAATCATCACCGAAGTGGGTAAGTCTAACTTCTGATCTAGTTTTAAGCCCCGCTGCAATCAGATCGATATCAGCTTGGGCCTCGGCTCTCGGATCAAACCAAGGCACTCCGGCTGGAATCCACTTCCAACGGATGTCTCCAAACTCTACTCCGGCGGGAAGCTTAATTTTCCCTTCCTTGATCCACCTTAAAAACCAAAACTCGGTAATTGAATTAAGGACTCGGACAACGTCAGCTCTTTTTGATTCACAAGACTTGATATACTGAGTCATCGCAATTCGAGAGCCACTGTAGTTAGTGAACGACTCATCTGCAATTGACCATGGGATGTCAAGAGCTTTAAGTCCCATCTGCAAGGCTAGAGTGATATAGTCTTGAAATTCAGTGCTTGGAGTTTTTGATTCCAAGAAGTCAGCTTTATCTCCATCCTCAAGGTCTAGCACCAACGGACCTGTGCCAAAATCGATAGAGTCAAACTGACCTTCTTTGTCACACTCATCATCATAAGCATCTGACCCAGTTAAGTAGTCAGTCTTGTCTCTTGAAATCGATAGTGCAAAATACTGGCTGACCTTTGCCTTTAGTCTTGCGAATTCTGACATTTCATCGACATCATGCATTGTGTCGATTGCAGCAATCAGCGGGGAGTAGCCTCGAGTTTGAGACATCTTATCGAAATAGCCGAAGTGAATCATGTTTCTCGCAGGAATCACTCGATCGAATTGATATCTGTCATCAATTGTTTTGTGCCACAACCTATAGCCTATGGCCTTCCCAGCTTTGTTCTGGATAACTCCGTGTGTGGCCCACGGGGACACAACCTGACCGCTATATGGTCTTAGCCATGGCTTGCGACGGTAATCATCAGAATAAAGCAACTTACCGTCATACTCATTACGCACTCTATCGGCTTCGATGCCTTGGAGGTGACCGCTCCGGAGCTTCATTAAAAATACGTCACCATCTGTAGTGCGTAATCCTTCAGCAAGCCTAATCAGCTGGCTCAGGCTGTGTCGTCCCGTGATGTCGCAATTCTCGGGCTTTGAATTTTCTTCCAACAGCTTTCTGAATGTATCGTCAAAATCTTTATTTCCGGTCTGGATCATAAAGTTGAACGTCGACACATAGTCTAGATGCTTCCTGATTGCCCATGCAGCAACTGGGAAGTTTCTATACAGATCCCTGGCCGATTCAATCAGCTGCCTTTTGTCCTGGTCGCTGACCGAAGCGTCGACAGACCTGACGGTCGTTCCTGGGTTTCTGCGTTTTGTCTTTGGGTAGTTGGCATTGTAGCCGGTACTGATTGCGGACATTACAGCCCTCCACTAAGATCGATGGTTCTTGTCGCCCCACCTGACCTAGTTAGACGAGAAAGTTCCTTTTCCCAGTATTCAAGTTGAGCCCGAACGCTTTCTGATCCGCCCGTTGCGAACGTAGTTGAAACGCCATCAGCTGTCACTGACTGTATCCCCGCCGATGCCTTCAATCTCTCCTTCAGAACCTCGATCATCTCCTTCGCGAAGTCGATCCGATCCTGCGTCCGCTTGCTTTTCGCCATGATTATAACCCACTACTGAATTGAATTCTTTATTGCAACGCTCGCACCTGTAGCGAACCTGAACCTTTACTACCCCACCTTTAGTTGTTCCAATTACAAGCCTGTCTTTTTCTACTAGACCCAGGCTACCGCAAGCCTTGCACAACTTCGGCTTTCCCCAAATGCTATTCAATCCGCTTCCATCCCATCCGGCGTCGTCGTCTTTGCTTTTGGCCATTGCCACTCCTGTTAATGTACTTAGTCTCTTCTTCTGAGCCGCTACACCCTAAAGAAGAGGCGGCGACATAACATCCGACAAAACAATCAAAAAAGTGATTGTCTTCCCCAGGCTTTAACTTCCATTCCTTAACCGTTCTACCTCGACCTTCAACTGTGACCGGGTATTCAGATCTCAGATTATTGACAAGCTGGTCATGATAGTGTTTAGATGGAGGCTTGGGTAAGCTAACACTGCCTTCCTGAAACAGCCCAGTTGACAACCGCTCGTGCGAATATGTCTTCCAAAAGTTTACATCGTAGAGGAAATATCTAACTTTCACTTCGTTTGATATGGTCATCCTCCAATGAGTACCAATAAATTTAGTTGGACTTGGTTTCTGCCCGGCATTTAATGGCTCTGAGGATGCACCAACAAATTTACCATGCGATGGGAATAAAAGATGCGACCATTGCGATCTTGATATCCACTGGTAGATTGCATCCCTCGACTGCCCCCAGTTTGCATCTACGAGCATCCTATCGACCTTCCTTGGCATACCTTGCTCAGTAGTCCATGCCCTATCCAGCAAATATATTGTAAGCCCCTCCATCTGTCCTCGAAGGACAACCTCAAGCGATTCTCCCGGATACAAGCTAGATGCATTAACTCTGAGATTTCTGTAATTCTGCATCATTGTGGGCTGTTGTGGCCAATGTCCATAGTCGACAACCCAGCCTGTGAAGTCCCTTTTCGAGAATGCCATTACCATCCAGAAAAGTGCTTCTTTCTGGACATCAGCAAAAGCGACCAGAGTGTCACTCTCATCTGGAACAACACCTAACTCAAGATCATGAGTTTTTCTTTTTAATTCATCTGCCGTGATCATGTCTTTTGCTGACTGATCTTCAGGCTCATTCTGATATTCAGATAGGAACGCTCTTTCATCCCTCAACCTTAGATGTTGAGCATGTTGTATTGCTGACACTTCATCAGCGTTCTTTCTTTCCGGCCACGAGGCGTACAATCCCTCTTCTAGCAACTCCTGATGCTCAAGGTAATAGTCATTAAGTACCTTTAGGTCAATGTCGTTAGAAATGATTCTGTCTCGTTCTACCGCATACTTCTCCCATTCCTCTGGATGCTTTGCTTTGCCGTATAACATCTTCGTTCTGAATGAACGCCAGTCTTTAAACTCGTCACCTAATATTCGATCAATTGCATCATATTGATGAATCACAGTGCAGGGTAAGATACATGCTATTTTTACTCCCGGTCCTGCGAGCCCGAGGATATCTCCTTGGATCGTTTCAATGCGGTCATTACACTGCTTTTCACTAGCAGCAGATTCTCTAGTTTGCGGGTCGTCGATAATGCATAGGTCCGGTCTGATAATCGTACCATCAATGGTAGTCTCTTGCTGCCCACGAATGTCTCCTGTAATGCCACAAACACTGACAGTTGACCCAGAACTGGTACTATTTTCAATCGAGGGGAGGACGAGCTTATCCATATTCCATTGGATTGCTGTAGGCACTCCCTGAACTGTCTGGGAAACAGTTCTAGCTGGCCTTCCCTCAAGAGCCCTAATTGGAACGCAAACCTCTGGGAAGTCCTCAAACAGCGAAGGGTTAAATCTCAGCTCGGTCTTTATACTTTTCAACAAAGCTTCTGCCTTGCCGCCAGTTGCACCAACAAGGCAAACCCACCTCCTGTGTCCATACAACAAAGCCCACATAGCTGCCGTGATAGATAGGGTGGTTTTCCCTGTCCCTCGTGGCATTGCAAGGGCCATCAGCCCTCCATTTAATACGATCTGCTCTATGCTTTCGATGACCTTAAGGTGATCATCGGACCAGCCGAAATGGAAGACCTCTGGCCTGTATTGTTCACAGAACAACCTAAAGTTTCGCTCGCAGTCATCGCGACGTTCTTGATTCTTTGGAGCTGGGATGACATCAAGATCAATGCTTGCAGCTCTTTGCCGCCGCATTAATTCGGCTTGCTTTTTCCTCCGCTCGTCACCTGCTTTATTAGCTGTCTTGCTGTATTTGCCCATGACCCCTCCTTCGGCACCAGCTCATTTAGTTTCTGTTGCCGCTTCTTACATGCACCGCATGGCTTAATCCCAACGGCCTTTGTTAGCTTGGCAACCTCATCGCCAAGCCCCCTGCTTTCAACCCTTTCTCGTGATGGTGGGCCGTCCCAGGAGTTATGGAAGAAAGTGCCGCCACACTTGCATCGGACAGGGTACTGAACATTTCTGATATGATATTCACAATCCGGGCATTTCCAATCATCTATCATTACGGCACCACTGAAACAAGCACACTGCTTCCTGAGAAATCACAAGGTGTGTTATTTGCTGAGACATAGAACAAAAGCTCATTCTCAAAGCTTGAACAATCTAATCCATCTTGATCATATGTCCTTTCCCAAATTACTCTTGAAATTGGTTGGACAAAAGGATTGCAATTTGCAATATTGTTGTAAAAATCCAGATAGGCCCTCATTTTTCTAGTTGGCACCCCAGCAACATATTCAGTCACGCCCTGAACAACCATAGAGGCACTTTCAGCATAATTGCCGCATGGACCCGAATATGCTCCCCAGTTATAGCAGCTCGACCCCCAAGAGCATATTTCACCAATTGAACTGCTAAAGGTTGAAAAGTTTGGACATGACCAAGTTCCGCTTATCAAATTACAATTCAAACATGACCCATTAGTAATTCCTGACACAACAGCTGAAAGCTCGGTAGGAACTTCGCAGTTTGTGCAAAAATTGCACTTGAAGCAATTCGACATCCTCATGGTGATCGTGGCACCACTGAAATCAACAGGCATTGGGATAGTGACACTGCCATCCGATTTATAATAGGCGTCCCAAGGTTCAGATTGACATACAAAGTCAAACTGTAAGTTCTGCTCACACTTAAAGGGATTTGTGACCTTTTGAGTCGATTTAAAGTAGGCAGGCCAATTGATAAAATTCCTCCAATTTGAGGCACCAAGACCGCTCGTGTGCCAATTGATAATCTTATTATCTATTGTGACCCATGCATACCCTTCCCTGTCGATATAAACTCCGCCAGTACACTGATTCCAGTACGATCCCCAGGTTGGATGATCATCATCAAAGCATGTAATCGTTGCAGGGGCCGCTGGAGTTCCGTAGCTGGGCTGGTATACGAGATTGGGGAACTTACCAGGTAATTGAAAACACCCAATGCACGCTTCGCCATAAGGATAAATGTCCGGTCCCATTTCTCCAGGGAAACCGAGACAATTTCTCCACGCAATATATGGGAATGGAGTGGGCTGTCCAAACGACCCGCTATTGCAAGCCCCAGTAAATTCATTTACCCCTGGTGGTTTCTTTAAATCAACTTCAAAATTTTCTCTATCAATATCTAGGTCGGTATACCCCGAGCATACAGATGCGGGGTTAATCGTCGCTCCTGTAATGCTTAGACATACCTTGCCGCAATCCGATGTGAAAACACCATCTTCGCCGCAGCAACATGGATACCACCCAGGCATTACTCTACCTCACAAGGCTCGATAAAGCTGTAATAAAAGAATTCAGTGATTGTCTGTGCGGGTGTTCCATTCGTTAAAGCCACAACCTTAACTAAATAGGTTATAGGGACAGTGCTTGAAGTTGAAAGCTGAAACTGAACAGCGTCTCCAATGTCGATATCAAAATCAGGCTCACTATAGTCAGCAACCGTGTTTACCTGGGTATTAGCGATTGACAGCCCAGTCTTACCGGAAACTTCGGTTACGGATACAACTGAATCGACAGATTCTCCACTTGAAAGGTAGTCTCCCAGGTAGAGTGTGACTATTTGATTTGACCCTATGTTTGCGGTCGCGTTAGGGTAATACTGATCGCTCAATGTCTCGCCCTCAATATAATTTTCTTGTTATCGCTTCGCAAAACAACACGGCCAAATCTACTGACAATCGCCCTTTTAGGCTGTATATTCGACGGCCTTATGACATAACCCACTCTATCGAATATGGTTATCTCACCGCTAATCCATCCAAATACCCATTCCCAAATTAACATTATTGCACCCGTGTTACAGGTTCAGCGGAGGGATCTAGCGTCAATGTTTTACTGGCCTGAACCGTAGTTCCATCAGTTCTATAAATCGACCAAGTAGAGCCAACCCTCTGACTTTCTAGGATCGCCAGAACGATGGTCGCAAGACTATGCTCAGACAAAGAAGCACCTTCTACGTTGCCAACAGATCGTTTCAGCACTTCGTCTGCAATCGCTTGTGCCTGGGCAGTAGAAATCACAACACCGTCTGTCGATGTGTCCGCGAGTATGGAGTCCACATTGGCATCGACTGTTGCCAGTGCCGCAGAGGTCGCTAGACCGTTCTGAATTTCGGTGATCGGATGAACATGATCGGGCAGAATCACAAACTCGTCTGATGCCGTCGGAGTTGCTGGCAATGATTCTTCAAGAGTGATACGTCCGTTTGTTTGAGCGTAGTCTAAGATTGGAGCAGATACTCCAGTGAGGGAACCGCTAACAAACAAAATCAACTGAGCATTGAATGTATCATTTGCCTGAGTGAGATTTGTGTCAAATGCAGAGGCAGTTGGAGTACCGGCTACAGTACCCTCAGTGGATAGATTCGCCTTGCGGATGATGTCCATCAGCTTGCCGAATGACCCAGCAATGCTGTGGGCAGCATAGCTCTCGTCCCAAACCGCATCTGCAATCTGCCCTGCCGTCGCTGGAGTACCTGTGTAGGCACCATCAGTTCCCCGCATGTCTGTATTTGTGGTCGTAACATCTACGAGGTCCACGTTAACAACTGCACCACTCAGAGTAGTAATCGGTCCCGCCGATACAATGTCGGTGGCTGCGATGTCATTCAATCCGCTAATAGCAGATTGTGTAGTAGCGTGTTGAATATCTTGAGCAGTATCCAGAGCATCAAGCGTAGTAAGCGTACCAGTGATTGAATAGCCAGTCTTGTCGTTGTTCGTAGCAACGATCACCTGATCTGATGCAGGATTGAAGTTGTTAAGTGCAGAGATGGCTGATTGGGTTGTACTGTGTTGCAAGTCCTGTTGGGTATCCAACGCATCGAGTGTTTGCAATGTTCCATTGATCGTGTAACCAGTCTTATCATTGTTGGTCGCAACAATCACTTGATTGGTTGTATGATCAAACGTACTGAACCCAGTTGCTCGGAAATCAGCAATGCCACTTACAGCAGTCTTCTGCACTTCCAGAACATCAGCCGGAGTTGGCTCAGTGGTAATTGCAATCGACTCTTTGACCATGCCACTTGCAGCACAGACAAGCACTACCTCATCGCACTGCATCTCACCAGCAGTAACAGTGATCGTGTAAACGCCACCAGAACCAGCAGGTACAGACGTAGTCAATGTGCCAGGGCTGACCGTTGTTCCACCAGTTCTTTTGTAAACGGTGATGTCAGTGTTATTCAGTGTCCCAGTAAACAATAGCGTGGGATCTGCCGAATCCACGAAGCTATAGTTAAATGAAAATGCCGTATTGTAATACGCTCCCGAAGTAGCCATTTAACTTAGCCTCCTAAATCGTTTAGAACGTAATATGTAATTGTATAAAACGGCGGATGGGGTTGCCGTATATGCACTGCCTAGCCACGGATTCGCGTAGATATCCCATACTTCATCTGCGGTTAAGGCTCTATCCCAAAGTCTGACATTATGAATCTCGCAAGGTTCTACAGCCGTAATCGCATTATTATATCTTCTAGCACCTCCGATACATGTGTTCGTATACGGTGTTAGTTCAGAACCAGTGCCAGAAGCAGTTGCCTCGCTCACTCCGTTGACGAATATCTCGACATCATAGCTAGTACCCACCTTGTCAAACGTACCTACTACGAAGTACCACTCTCCAATATCAAACACGGTTGAGCCAACCGCCTGTGCGATAGCTGTTCCACTCTGGACATTACACGACGCATTTCCGCTTGAGTTGATGGCTATATTTCTGGTGTATTGAGCAGTAGTGCCACCACCAGCGTTGCAGATATTCAAAACGCAAACAGAACCTACGGTTGAGGTGTATCTGATCCATCCAGCCATAGTCATAGATGATGTAGACGCTATCGTGTAAGCACTTGCATCAATGATGTCATTTACGCCATCAAAACTAGCAACACCACCCAGCCGACTCACCTCGCTCAACACGCCGCCAGACTGAGTACCGTTATTCCCATTCCCACTAATATCAGCCGCCCCGCTCGCGTAATCATCCGTTTCGGTGAGGGGCCACCAGCCAATTTGTGAATTGTTTATGGAATCTGATGTGAGCGGAGTGAGATTGGCAGGTGTGGGCGGATCGTAGTGGAAAGCATCGCCATATTCGATACCCTCCCACGGTCGTTCGTAGAGGATGGTGATTTCATCTGCTGACAAGGCCCTCGAATAGAGCCTAATGTTCTGCATTGAGCAGGTGATGCCATCAGGGTCGCGATTAGTGGCTATATTTAAGTGCTTGCCGGTTGTAGATATCGGTGCCGCCAAGGATGATGACGTTCCCGCCAAAACTGCGTCTTTGTAAAACCTCGCATTTGTGCCGTCGTAGGTTAAAACATAAAATCTCCAGACGCCATTCTCTGATGTCTTAGCCGACTCTGCCCTACTCCATAAACCAATCGTGCCTCCATTTGACCTGTTATGAACCACCTGTGGCCATTGACCACCACTAGTGCTACTTGGATTGAAATAGAACTCAACATCTGACTGCAATGACGCTGAATTACCATTAGTTAAAGAAAGTCCACCGCCGTATTTATTCCCAGATGCAAGCCCAGCTTCCTCATGATTAACCCAGAGTGCAATGGTGTAGGTTGATAGACTTATTTGATAGTCTGTTGTACTTGCACTACTCCCCCCGCCTGAACTGTTATCAAACCTATTAACAGTCCCTACAGAATCAGCCACCCAGCTATTAGTACCAGTCAACGTCGCATCTCGCCCATTGCCTGATATATCAACCAGCGTCGTGCCAGTATTGTCAGTGCATAACCACCATCCTTCTAAATCGACGTTCAAACTCGTCGCCGCAGTATCAGTACTGAGCGTAGCATCTGCCGGGGCTGGAGGACTGTAAGGCCAAAGCGTGCCGTAGTTGGTGCCTTCCCACGGGCGGTTATAGAGGGTGGCTACTTCTGTGGCGGATAAGGCACGGTTGTAGATGCGGACGTTTTGCTCTTGCCCTTCAAGGTTCCTGTTATTGGCAGGTTGGTTGCCAATCATGCAGTTCCCGGTAGAAGCGTTAATACTACCTGAACTTGCAATCGTGCCATGAAGTGATCCGTTGATGTATAGGTATATGTTTGATGTGTCATATACAGCAACGAAGTGCATCCATCCACTAAATGTTACAGATGTAAATCTTGCATTAGCTTCGTTACGCCAAACATCTACGAAAGAAGGCCAAGGCCCAATATACATGCCAAAATTTGGAGCCACACCACCGCTACCTAAGTCGCCAAACACATTCTGCGTAATACTTCCGCCAGTTGTGTAATTAACCCACGCAGAGATTGATGCGGTGGACCCACCCGAGATGCCAAGCGTACTAGTTCCAGCACCAGTGTCGAAATAGCCAGTTACGCTAGCAAAGTCAGCAGCCATCCCGATATCGCCACTAAGCCAATTGACCGTACCACTCGCAGTCCCATCATTCGCACCCGTACTAATATCCTTCGCCGTCGTACCCGTACCATCGGTCAGGGGCCAGAAGCCCACGAGCCCGGACGACAGGCTGTTTGTAGCATCGACCGTGAGCCGACTGGCGGGATATGGATTGGTGAACGACATTAGCCCAGCCTTGTGAAGTTAGCCATGTAAGAGAAGACTGCGGCAACACCTGCGGCAGCAGCGTCAAGCCAGCGGAATGGACGAGTCTCAGTAGAGCCGAGGGTGATTGCTGTAGAACGTAAAGTGGAACCACCACCGGCTGTTGTGTTAATTGTGTAGTCATCCGTTGCAGTATCGGTAAACGGATCGGCGGTTAACGTGACGTCACTAGGTCCCTTCGTGATGTTGTTGACTTCTCCGGTTGTGTTGTTGTAGAAGGCATTAAAGTCCTCAACGCTGCCCAAGGCCCATGAACTGTCCACGTTAATACCGTAACCTCCATTACCAGACAGAACGCACCCCACCACAGAATTAGCTACTCCTGAAAGGTTAATACCATCTGACGTATTGCCGTGAATGACGCAATTTGAAACATTAATCTGATATTGACTGGATACAACTCCATAGGCCCCGTTGCCGTAAATCAGGCAGCGACTTAGAGTCAGTGCATAAATGCCTGCCGCTACACCGTCACCTCCGTTATTTGCGAAAATGCTATCAGACACAACGCCACCAACCCCGCCGCCTGCATCGCTGATCCCATCCAAAACGCAGTTAGTGACAACTACCCTCAGCATCGTTATCACAGGATTCCCGCCGTTGCGAGTAATCCCGTGGTTCCAACTATTACCGCCGGAGTTGTCTATCTTGACGTTTTCAAACACCATCGGGATGCCTCTAGCCGCGATAGCCGTATAACCGTTACTTCCGGACGACCTGACAATGTGCAAATCTTTAATTGCAACGTAATTGGCAATTGTCAGTGTAATTCCGTTTGCATTTGCTGTCTGGTTTATCTTTTTTAATGTCGTTGCATCACTGCCTTTAAGTGTTATGCAGCCTGTACTGTCACCGTCAGCGGTCCAAGCAATTGCACTAGTTAAGCTCTGGTCTGTCTCTGTTTCAATCGTCCAGCCCGGCTTGGCATCAGCGGTAAACAAAAGTCGACTGTCCGAGTTATCTAGGGTCGCTCTCTTCCCACCAATCGCCCAAGTCTGACTAGCACCTAGAGCAAACGTATCGTCACAAGTCACCTGCGTGCTGCTATCAACACTGGCAATAATTGAAAACTGCCGACCGCTTGCAGTCTGCACCCAGAGCAAATCCCCAGCAGATACTCCAGTGGTGGTAATGCCCGTGACAACCGCCGTTCCATCAGTAGACGCACCACTGCCATATACTGCCGTTGAAGGCCCAAGCCCACTTGCTTGAGTGTCTGATCCAGATGTGGCGTGAAATACAATTGCACCATTAGGAGTTGTCATATCTTATTCCAAACGGGTGAACTTGGCAGAAGCTGCGGGAGTGTAGGAAGTGCCGCCGGTGGACGCCTGAGACTGCAACGCTCCAATATCTGAATAACCCACCATGTCGATACTTGAGTTATTGCCCGGAATTGTCCCGACGAACCCCGCACCGATTGCCGGGGAACCAGTCTGCAAGCTAAGATCCACTGAGCCAGCAGTTGTGTTAGTAAATAGAGGGTCTTGGCCTGTTATGGAATTAAGCCCCGTTCCTTGCCCGCCCGCTGTTAAGTTAGCATCGCCAAGCGTGTTGTTATAGAAAAGATTGTTGGAGTAAAGGTAGCTAATATAACTACCATCAATGCCATATCCACCACTGTCAGAGAAGATATTATCTACAACAATAAACGCACCATGGCAGGCATCTATTGAATTTCTAAAAAACGTGCATCCTGAAATAGTATAAATACTGCCATATATTGCATCTCCAGAAACGTCGTAAAAAACGGAATTGTAAACTTTTGCACCGTTGCATAACCGCATGGCATTTGCACTTATGTCATGAAACGAACAGCCAATCACAACAGATTCATTTGCAACATGGAGTGCGTTTGCCGATAGGTTTGCAAATTCACAATTTACAAATGTGTTTTGGTATCCGTTGCTATGCCACGCATACTGCGAGTTTATGAACTGGCAATTTATCATCCAGTTTTGACGACCGTAAAATGACCCCCTGACAATAACTGTGGAATTTGTGAAAATTAAATTTTTCCAATAAGTCCTATTCCCATTGTAGGTAGTGCCGCTCATCTGGAGCATGTCAGATCCAGACAAAAACGTACCGTCAATGGTCGCATGTTCGTAGGCTGTATCTGCCGAGTTGCGACCACTGATTGTCACGAAATCCGTAGGTTCTAGCGAATAGGTCAAAGTGGACGAAGGACTATATGTCCCGTCATTTAGAACGCGAAGCTCATCGCCACTGGCTACATTGTTCAAACCCTCCTGCAACGTAAACGGATCGACATACGACCCAACGCCGCCGCCAAGTGCCGTGGAGGATGTGTAATAAGTCGCCATTTACCTACACCTGCGGTTTAGGTTGATAACCCAGTCCATCAAGATACCGATCAAGCCAAACCTTCTGCTCCGCCGTAAGCATTTCAAGAGTTGGAAGGCACTGTGCAACGGAATAATCGAAGGCTGCATCTGAGTAGCCGATGTCCTCTGCGTCAGTGACTTCATCGAGTTGTGAGCGGAATGAATCATAGCCAGCCGCTAGTTGGTACATGCCATCGCACAGTCGCTTGGCGTCCCCACCGAATCGTCGGAGAGTATCCATGCGTGCTTTGCCAATTTCGTTTGATTCGTAGTTTTGTAGGTTGCCCATTAGTTGGTCCCTTCTATTTTATCTTCTATGCTATCTAATTCAATTTCGTGAACTGACACAACATGTGACAGGTCTTTGATATCACGTTTAATTTCTTTTACTGATTTTTCCAATTGCCCAACCCTATTAAAGTTAGACAAAACCATGTCGTATAATCGGGGAGTTCCAGTCTTGTGCCTATGGTTAACAGCGTCGTTGATCTGCTCAATCGACACATTGCTACGCCTACTCTGCCTATTAGCAGCGTACGAAAAATAGCTTGCAACTACGGCCCCGATGGCTCCGAATAATGAAACAAGTATCTCTGTCATAACGAATCCCTGTTCGCTAACAAATTAGAAAACAGGTTTATTATAACTCAAAAGCACTTGTTTGCAAATCCGAAGGAGTTGAATTAGCTTGAGCATAAAGTGTAATTGCAGGGCTCAATCTGACAACAACTGATTCACCAGCAAGAAGTCTAAGGAAAGGATAGAACGTGGCTGAAACTTCTAGCCCAATATCAATATAATTTGTATTGTCTAAGTTTTTAAAGACGGCCCATCCTAATGAAGTGATATCCGTTACTCCAATCGCCTCGTGAGATGTTCCAATCTGTTGAGTGCCGTTAGATGGCCCACCTTGTAGAGCCTGATTTGCATTGAAAGTTTCAGTGCTTGTGTATGTCAAGTTGTTGTTATTGATAGTGAAGGTCGAACTGACCGAAATCTCATTAGCCATTATAAATTCCAATCTGTGGTAAAATCTACATCTCTAGGTTCTAAGCCATTCACGCCAGTGATGGCAAAACTGTCTTGGCCCCGCAACATTCTGGTTGCAACATTTGCGTCAACCCAAAACGATGCTTTCATTACATTCTCGTTGGTTTCAATCCCGTGCGGCCCCTTGTTTGAATACCCCCAAGAATTCATGCATAACAACCCAGGTCTGTCGAATCTCACCCCAACAAAGCACATGCAATGGCTCCAGCTGCCTCGTGGGCTACAGAATCCGTCTTTATCTCTGGTCTTTGTGAAACCTTGTCCAGAGCAAACTGGGATAGGCCACCCATTGAGGATGGCGTTCGCTGCGTCATCAAAGCCGGTTATCATAACCGCCTCTTTGACTGGGTAGGCTCTCACAACATCGTCAAGCTTACCCTTGTCGGATCGCCCACCATTTCCGTAGGCTCCCCATTGTTTTGTTTTATCTTCAGAATGCTTCCTGACATCATGCTCTGCATTACCAGTGGCAATAGAGTAATTCGCTCTAGGAAGCGTTCCCCATTTTGTTATAAACTTGCTCGCGGCTGCTCCAAAGCTGCCATCCCTAAATCCAGCATAGTCTCGCCCCCTGGCTTCACATCTTGAACCACCATAAATGCTTTCTATGGAAAATTCACCAACATACTTCCAAGGCTCTTTATCAAGAACTATATCAACAGCATGAGCGATACGAACTCCAATCTCATATCCCCATGCGACACAACTTCCAATCTTTTGTGCCCCACGCTTGAAATTAGGCTCAAGAGCCAATAGGGCATCTGTAAGAAGCAAAGGCTCTCTATTAGTATGAGATTTCCTAATCCTATTGGAATCGTTCGGACCTAAACCATATACGCCCGGAACATCAGGATCTCCCAAGATCCAGTCAACTTCTTCAGGGTGGGGTTTCCATCCGAATCGACTCATCTAAAAACCCTCTGTAAAAAACGGACCACTGGGCGGCTTTTATTCGACCGTCCCAGTGGTCTGCTAGAATTGACATCACAACTACTACGATTGCCATTAACGCTTGGCTGGCGAGATACCTCATCACCCCCTTTCTTGGGTTTGAGAATTCCCGTGCCGTCACAGGCGAGACAGGTTGTAAAAACCCGCCCGTCTCCGACCTTCCCCGTCCCATCGCAATCTTCGCATTTCCCTCCGTTTGGAGTGTCGTCTTCAGGTGGCTCCAGAGCCCTTCTAACAGCCTCCCGACCGATCTGGTAATCTCTGTCGCTCTCATCGCCCCCAAGCCTCTCAGAGGCGTCCTGAAAGGTTTCACGCACCTTTCCGGGATCGGCAGAGCTGAGTGTCCCCATTAGCTCGATAAACCATGAAGGTGGACTGAACTCAAGCTCTGGATGCTCTCTTCGGATGATTTGCAATGCATTCCTCCGAGCAACGTCGTAATGCGATGAAGTTGGAAGTTCAGTTTCTGATAGTTCATAAAGAATACCAGCGATTGCCTGTTCTCCGCTCTCAACGCCAATATCTACGTGCCGCATAATCGCAATCGCCACCAGGACGAAAACGACTAGAATTTGAAGTTGTCGCATTATTCACCCAGGAGTTTTACGATAGCTGCATTCAGCTCCTCTTTGATTTCGGGATTTGAATCCCTCAGAGCAAGCAGCTCAGTGATGACTTTGCCGGTGCTATTTGTTTTCTTTAGCCTTCCCAACAAACCTTTGATGAGTGTCCACGCTGACGGTCCCAAGAAGACCGCAGCCGCAACACCGATTAGACCCAAGGAGACTGGATCTTTAAGAAAATCAAGAAGACTATCGATCACGGCGATCTCTCCATAGTCGAATGACTAGCCCAACCACCTCAATAATTAGGGCGATGGTAGCTGGATCGAGATTCCTTTCCTCTTGAAGTACAGCCCCAAATTCCTTTGGATCATCCCGGAATGCAGATAGAATCCTCTCAATAGTGTCCCAAAACTGATCTGATTTGACCAACTCAGCAACACGATCAATAATCAGATCGTCCAGCTCAGTATCGGTTTGATCGGCCAGAATGGCCAGGATTTGCATGACATGTTCTGCCTTTTCTTCCATTGGGCAGTCCTTACCAGTCATGTGCGTTACGTGCGGCAGGATCTCCATAAGAACCGGCAGATAACGGAAAAGTTCTCTCATTTTATTACCTTCCTCTTGGGTATCCCAACCCTTCCCCCTAAAGTGCTAACCATTGCAGGGGCTCAAACGCCGCCCCTGCACCCGCTAGGAACATCCCAGTTTAGATAGCTGCCGCAGCCTGGGATGGCCACAGCAGCTTTAGTCAATCATCATGCACAGATATTCCACTTGCTAGAGGATTGAAATAAATGTACAATTCAAGTCGGTCGGTCGTCGCTCGCAAAGCTCACTCCTCCCTCCCTCCTATTATATTATATACGGGGCATTGTCTGATTTTGGGTAATTAAAATTTAAAAAAATGAAGATTGGCATGAAATTTGCCATTAACGACCCTCAACTGGGGGGAGGAATAATGCGTGCAAGTTATCAAACCTAGTGAAAACCCTGTATTCAGGACAATTGATGTAGAAGCAAGAATCTTTGGTCGATAATCATGAAAGAAAAAATAAAATCGTCGCCCAAATAGCGACAATCACCCGTATATAGTTAGATAGGGAAGGAGAGTTAAATGAACAATGAAACTGTCTCTTATGCCAAAACACTGATAAGGGATTCTGAGGCGGCATGTGGAAAAAAATGCAAGATTACTGCAAGGAGGTTAATTCAGAGATTCCAGAAGATTCTGGATTCAAAATGTGCAGACGCCTCCTATGGAGTTGACGACGCACTAAATGATGTTTACATTGAGTTTGTCATCAAGAAAAAGTTTCGTCCATTTACAAAAACACTGGTTGAAGTTCTCAGCAACCAAGGCAGGATTGAGAAGGATGATGATGGCACTTGGGAGTCGACATTGCCTAACATGGAGGAGATTTGGGGAAAATCAAATGACGATGATTTGCAGGGCGAGGAGATAACAGCTAACAACATGTCGTCGGTGGTTTCTGTTGATATTGGTCCGGGATCGGATGCCCACATCGCCGCTATTGACATCGGAGATTTATTTGGCGAAGATTACAGGACAATCTTTGAGTGCTTGCTGGCGGGTGAGCAGGAGATTCCAATAAGTAACCTTACCGGATTATCTCGTGACCAAGTCAAATATAGACGGAGAAGCATTGAGAGACATTGCAGGCGGATGGAACATACTCTCGCACCTGTCAATATAAGATTAGGCTCTATTATGTGGTTTATGGGTCATCAATATAGTTTTCCTTCTGCAAGGAAGCAACAGGAACGCATAGCCCAATCTGGAGGCCACAACACAAACGACTGGGTTGACCACCGAGGAACCTATTATTCTGATAGAGAAAAACCTGACTTCACGACCCCAGTGCCACCGCATGGTGACGAGATACCGAACACTGGGTGTGGTTACGAAATGAATCTGGGTGTTGAACACCTTCACTTGTACTTTTAGGATGATAGAAATGGAATTTTATTACGAAGAGTGCTGTGATGATTTTTGTCAATGGTTTGATGATTGGTATGAGTACATTTCTGAATATGAAGATATCGATAACTGGGAGTAGGAGGTATGCCATTTGAATTAAAAGATACAGGCGAAAGTTATGAACAATTTTTAAATAGAAGCAGGAAACAAGAAAGAATGGCTAAAGAATGCCTGCCTGAAAACAGACGAATACGGAGGATTTGGAAAATGGAAAATGAACTAATGGATTTGATGGCCGACCCAGATCATGAGTATCTTGGATATATGAATGGTTGGGCAGATAGGGAATTTGATAGATTTAAAGCGATGCTTGATGCCGGACATAAGTTTAACACCATCTCCGAAGGGCGAGGTGTTAAGGTTAGGTATTCCATGACAGCTAAAGTCAGCTTTAGAGTAGATTCGGGAGATTAATATGAAATCCAACGATCAAGGAAGAAAGATATTATTTGAGTTTTGTGAAATGTGCGGCATTAATGACAGTTCGGATGCGAATGATTTAGTTAATGATGCTGCTTCAATGGCACTTGAAATTGACAGTGAAATTGGGGAGGTCACGACCGAGAATTCAATATTGACAACCCTTCTGGGAGTCTGCATGATCACTCTCGGGATGGATAGATGCGTGACCGATTGGGGATGGAAGTCTGAGGATGATCAACGCCCCATCGCCTCAATGAAAACAACCAATCAGTTTTTGAAATATGTTTTGAAAAATTACCCAAAAAAGTTGAAAGAAGACTATGAAAAAGCAAAATTCCCAGCTGGAAATTAGCCTTGCGTGTGCAGCTGCAAATTCAATCGAGGAAGCTGTTGACTATTTAATTAAACTAGACGGACTCGACGAACAAGTTTTTGGGAAGCTCGGAGATGTTGGTGTAATCAACATGCGAATGGAAATGAAGATCGCGATGTACCGTGCCGCGAGAGATGTCGCTGAAGAATATAAGGATGACTGTAGGGAAAGCACGAGATGTGGCGGGTGTTCCCTGACTGGATATTGCGGAGGTTGCTGTGGAGACACAAGCGAAGGTTGAGAATATAAGCGACAGGGAGTATTACGGTTCTTACGGCGAAATGATGTCGGTGAGCCTGTTAAAAAGGTTTTACGACGACGCGACGACGTTTGAAGCATACTTAGCAAATCGCAGTGATTTTGAAGTCCCTAAAACGCACTTAATTATGGGTCAAGCAATTCACTGTCTCACCTTGGAGGGTAATGATGCATTTAACGACAACTTCAGCGTTGCCGATCATATTAACCCCAAGACTGGGAAGTCATTTGGGAGAGAGACAAAATCTTGGGAGAAATTCTGTAGAGAAAACGAATACAACATCTGGAGAACAATTAATGAGGAAGAATACAAAACAACTCTAAATATAGCTCAAGCTTGTAGGGCCGACCCAGAGATGGGTGACTTGATTAGGGCCTGTAATCGTGTTGAGTGGGCTATCCGAGGAACTCTCGAAGGAGTCAAATTCCAGGGGAAGATGGACGCCTGGGATGGCGACAAGTTGATCTTCGATCTGAAGACCACAGGTGACATTACAACGGCCTTCGAGTCTGGGATGCGGTTTAAGTATGGTTGGCAGTCGGTGGCTTATAAACGTCTGCTGGCTTCCGCACTTGGCCACAAGCCTTCAGATTTCAGGTTTGTGTTTGGCTTTGTGCAAAAAGAAGATCCATATCATACCAAGCTAATTGAAAGCGAAGAGTTTGAAACACCTGGGATGGTGGGCTCGTTCGATAGAGCGATTTCAGCGGCCAGAAAATGTCGAGAACTAGGGGATTACAGCATTGGCGGTTTGTTTATGTGAGGGGTATTATGGAATTGACTAGTGGAAAGAAGAATCGGCCACGAATGATGGTCGTGTACGGTGCCCACGGTAAAGGGAAGTCAACTCTTGGTGCAGCAGCACCTGGGCATCTTTTTCTAAACTATGAAGACGGCGTTGACGAAATCGGTCCAACTCGGACTCCGCACCTTGCAACCTATGATGACCATTCGGAGGCTTGGCAAAATGTGGTTTCTGGTAATTGGTCTTTTGATTGGCTTGTTATCGATGCTGTTGACTCGGTCGAAACACTATTAACAACCAAGGTTTGTGAACAGCACGGTGTCGACGCAATCAACGACATTGGGTACGGTGTCGGAAAGCAAAGTCTCCGTAAGGAATGGAATAAGTTTCTGGCAGCTTTGAAGTATGTTCGGGATAAGATGGGAAAGAATGTCTTGGTTATTGCACATGACATGGTGATCCCACAGCGAGATCCTGAACATCCCGAATACGACAAACATTACCCAAAGCTTGTTAACAAGGATTTCAGTGAAGCTTTGGTTGAGGTTTGCGATGAAGTGTTTTATTGTTTTGAAGACCTAAGATTCTCAGAGGAGAAGGGAGCGTTCGGAAAAAAGGAAGTTAAGGTCCGAGGTGGAAACGGCGTCCTACTTCGGACAACGGGCAAACCATCCGTTACAGCAAAACGCCGCCTAGAAATGGAAGATGTTATCCCAATGAACTGGGATGTAATCCAAGACGCAATTAACAAAGGGGTAGAATAATGAGTCTTTTTAACGAACTCGATGAAGCTTTGGAAGGCGAAGAAGTTTTTGCTCCGAAGACCAGCTTTAAAAAGCTAGTTCAGGGTGAATACAACTTCAAGGTTGTTGATGCAAAGTTTAATCAGGGTGATGATCGATCCGAAGTTGTTCTGGTAGGCGAAGTCACCGATGAGGGAGAATATAACGGGGTTCGGCATTGGTTCAACCTTACAATCAAAGGGGCTCCTCTTGATTGGATTAATAAAGCCAATGCTAAATACATCAAGCAGATTGCATTGGTGAACGAAAAGAAATGCAATGATATTGATGATCTGCTTGACTCGACCTTTGGGGCAAGACTTGAAGAACGCAAGGGGTATTTGAATCTTCGGCGTATCTTCAAGAATGTTTCCGACCCAGGACCGAAAGAATTCCAAAAGCGTGAATCATCGAGTCAGCAGCCAGTGACAACGATGAGTAAGGTTTCAAATTCCGATCCTTTTTCAAGTTTCTAAGGAGGTAAAACATGGCTAAAAAGAAAGCGGAAGAAAAGAAAGAAGAAGTGGCTCGTGATGATGCTCGATATATCGTGCAGAATCCAAAAGAGAAACGCCTTGTCAATGCTGCTGCCCTTGCTGATGCGATTGATGAACTTCACCCTTGCTTGGTTTACTACCAGGGTAGTGAGCAGAAAGTTCTCATGCGTCAATTCGGTAAGCAGTACAACTTTAGTATCAAGGTTGGTTGATGATAAAGGTTGGGGTAGATCGAACATTATACGAACTGACAATCACTAAGTCAGGCAGAGAAGCTTTCTTAGTGAGCTACTACTGTGATACTGGGCTAGTCCTGAAGGAGTGGCTTTTCCCGAAGAGTAAGTCCTTTAATCAGTGGTGGTCAAGTAGAAGTAGTGTTCCTATCCCAACTTCAGCGAGAGTGGCGGTGGACCTTGCCTGCGTCGGCAAGGTTCGCCCCACCGCTTTTGCCGAATACGAGCAGGATGGTAGATGGCCAAACGTAAAGAAAACAATAGTTGGTGAGTATCCGCCATGTGTTGCTAAATTTCTGCAAGATGTTCTGGATACGTTTGGGGAATTTGAAGTTAAAAAGGTGATTCTATAATGGAAGACATTACTGACCTGCGAAACCTCAAACAATGGGTCTGCTGGGATCGACGCACTGGCCGCAAGCTTCCAATTAACCCTCAAGGTGGGGCGGCAAGCAGCACTGATCCAACAACCTGGGGAACATATGACGAGGCTGTGGAGTGCATGAACCTGAGCGGATATGATGGAATAGGTTTTGTCTTTCGCGAGGGCGATGGGTTAGCTGGCATAGACCTCGACGACTGCATTCTAGGTGATGGATCGTACACACCTATCGCTGAAGAAATGCTTGAACGACTTGAAACATATGCTGAAGTTTCGCCTAGCGGGACTGGCATTAAGTTCATCGGAACATGCCCGTTTGACCGAAAAGGAATAACCAAAGAAAAAATTGAGGTTTACACAGCTAGACGATTTTTCACGATCACAGGAAATGTGATAAACTACACCCAATTAGGGGACATCTCTGAGGTCGTGCAGGAATACTGTTCTGAGGGCTTAAAGCAGAAGTGTGACACTCCAATCGATTGGGACAACGAAGAGGTCTCAGAATCAATCCTGGGCGATGCTAGAGCCTACTTGGAGACTATGAATCCTAGCATCTCTGGCCATAATGGGCACAACGCCCTTTTCAAGGCTTGTTGCCGAATGCTGATAGATTTTAAGCTTCCACCTAAAGTGGCTTACGATCTTATCATGGATGTCTTCAATCCAAAATGTGATCCGCCATGGGGAGACGATGATGTGATACGGAAAATCGGAGAAGTCTTGCGAAAGGAAGATATTAAAAAGCATAAAGATTATGGTCGAATGGAGATGCCAGAGGCGTCGGTCGATGACATTGAAATGAGTACCCTCAATGCGAATTTAATTGCAACTTCCCAGGTTAGTAAAATTCCAGATAACCTGCTCAAGCTTCCCCAAGGCAGTGGGATGGCCGAATTCGCAGAATACATTGAATCGCAGAGTTCAAGGTCAAATCGAGCCCTTGCGGTAACTGGGGCTATTAGTTGGTATAGTGCCTGTTTAGGGCGAGGGGTGATGGATGAAAGCGGAACTAAAACAAATCTTTACACAGTGGTCTTGGCACCTTCTAGCGGTGGCAAGCAAGCCCCTCAAGACTGCATCCGTGCTGTTTTTGATCGCAGCTCGAATCCCAACAAGGTTGCTGGCAAGGTTACAAGTGATGCTGCAATTGGCTCGTTACTTTCGGACACGCCAAGCTTATTATGCCTCTGGGATGAATACGGACTTTTTCTGCAAAAGGCGAAAGGAGGAGTCATGGCGACTATCAATGACACTCTCCTCGACCTCTGGGGTGCAGCTAACTCAAGATATCGCCTTAAGGCCTACGCGGACAAGGAGCGGGATATTATTATCAATCAGCCCTGCTTCTCCTTCTCCGGATATTCAACAGCAGACCATTTTTGGTCGGCTCTCACCAGAATGCAATTACGTGATGGATTTGCAGGACGGATTATGGTCGTTGACACTGGAAAACGCGGAGAGAGAAAAAATCGCAAATTTATGTATCCGCCCCAGCGACTAGTCGACAGGACAAACTTCTGGATCAATCGATTCACAACCTTCGGATCAACTATCGGGATAGAGGACAACCCAGATGCGGAGATCATTCCCGTCTCGGCTGAAGCAGAAAGAGCTTATGATGAATTGTGGGATGTCGTAGAGGGATACACCACTGACGAGGAGCAAGCTATTTGGGGACGGGCTCCAGAGAAGGCAAGGAAGCTCGCTTTAATGCGAGCCCTAGACCGCAGCCCCGATTCTTGGAAAGTCACTGAGGCTGATGCTCGATGGGGAATCGACTGGGCCATCCACACTAGCGAATATGTTCTAACCGAGGGCCGCAAGCGACTAGGTATTGGTGGCTCATTTGAGGCGGTGAAGATGGAGGTGTTTAGCATAATCAAAGACGCTAAAGGAACAATAGGAAAGACTGCTTTACTAAAGCAGATTGGCTGCGATAACAAACTTTACCAAAGTGTGATCGGTACTCTTGTCGAAAGCGGAAGGCTCGAAGAAAAGATTATCGACAGAAAGAAGGTTTTGTTTTTAAATGCATAAGATGATCATAGGTATCGACCCAGGTGTGAACGGTGGTGTAGCTTACTTTCATACTGACTGGATTGCTGTGGAGAAGTTACCACAAACAGGCAATCTGATATTGCAGCAGTTCCGGGAATATACAACAGGTATTAGATCGCATGAAGTTATAGTTTATATCGAAGCGGTTCGAGGACGAGGAGGTTGGGGAGCAACCCAATCTTTTAACTTTGGTCGTGGCGTCGGGAGAATATTAGGGTTAATCGAGGCTTTGGAATGGAAGTATCACGAGGTGATGCCAGCAGCGTGGCAAAAGAGAGTCATCGGGACGACGAGCAAAGGGGACAAGAACATGCTGAAGGAGGCAGCGGAAGAGCTGTATGGATCTTTGGGCAAAACGGGTGGGAAACTCCCGATTACGTTATGGTCGGCGGACGCTTTGTTGATCGCAACTTATGGATCGATAGTGGAGGAGGGCCTGTAGATGGGAAGACTGGACAACAGAACGATTGAACAGTTTAAGTCTCACATAGAGTTTACTACAGCCATAGAAGGCAAGCTAATGGAAGCTTGGTCTAGCTCTAGTAATTCTGGTTGTGAGTGGTATATTGACAACGGTGTAGACAATGGTGGTGGTTACATCCCAGACGGAGTTGACACTTCGGATGTGGACTTCATTGCTAAGATAAACGGGCTTGAGGTTCCACTGGAAATGAAGTTCGTTCCAACATCTGGGAAGTTTACGCTAAAAACAAACGATATGCGTAACTACATTAAAAAGAATGCCACGGTCTTGCTAATCTTCAATCTGTCCGAAAGGTCACTTAAAGTCCCTGCCGATCTTGACATCAAAAAGCATTGGAAAAGGATCGGTGATACATGGAAGAGTGGAGAGCTTAAGTGGGCGTTGGTTGGTCCTGTTACACTTCAGGAAATGTACGAGAACGAGGAACACCACCACATTCCATATATGGGAAACAAAATGGGAATAGTTGTCGGGAAGAACAACTATGGCAAGTATTTCAGATTAAGGAGTTTTAAGTATGCAGGATAATGTCAACCATCCTTCACATTACAACCAGAATTCTGGGTGGGAGGCAATCGATGTCACTGAGCAATTTAATTTCTGCCTGGGAAACGCTCTTAAATACATTATCAGGTGCGACCACAAGGGGAAGCCGATTGAGGATCTCAGAAAGGCTGTATGGTATATCGAGCGTGAAATTAATCGCCGTTCTTCTGCTAACAACTATGACAAGACCTGTGAAATTAGGTCCGGTGCTTTTTAATTAAATCAATCACATCCTCAAACCCAACTGCTACAACTAAGGATTTTAAATGACTCTCAAAAACCTAAGCGACTTCACTTTCCAAAGTAAATACGCTAAATACCTTCCTGATGAACAACGACGCGAGACTTGGGAAGAGTGTGTCATGCGTTCACGAGCAATGATGCTGGAGAAATATAAAAACTACCCAGAGTCTATACCTTTTATTGTCAGGGCATATGACGATGTTTTGTCAAAGAAGGTTCTGCCGTCGATGCGTTCAATGCAATTCGCTGGCGATCCTATCTTTAAGCATAACGCTCGCATGTTCAACTGTGTGGCTTCACATTGCGACCGTGTTGAATTCTTTCGCGAATGCTTTTATCTTTTGCTTTGCGGCTGTGGAACCGGATACAGCGTTCAAGAGCAGCATGTCAGAAAGCTTCCTAAGCTTACCCCGTCAGATAAGATATTACCAATGAAGGTTGTTGACAGCATCGAAGGATGGTCAACAGCTGCTGACCTTTTAATCAAGAGTTACTTCGGCTACAACCAAAAGCCAGAGTTCGACTTCTCAGATATCCGACCTAAAGGTTCGCCATTGTCGGCAGGTGGGAAGGCCCCAGGTCCAGAGCCATTAGTGAAAGCATTACAAAAAGTTGAATTCGTACTGGAGAACGCAGTAAAGAATGAGAAACTACACCCAATTGATTGTTATGATATTGTATGCCACCTTGCTGACGCAGTTATTAGTGGTGGCGTTCGCAGGTCTGCGACGATCTGTGTTTTCTCCCCGCATGATATTGAGATGCTTAAAGCAAAGACAGGCAACTGGTTCGTCGAAAACCCGCAACGTGGACGCAGCAACAATTCCGTCGCACTACTTAGAAATGAAACGACGCGAGAACAGTTCGCTGAGATAATGAGGTCAGTCAAGGAGTTTGGCGAACCTGGGTTTGTCTGGATGGATGATTTGGACATGATCGTAAACCCATGCGTTGAAATTGGCATGTATCCAAAATGTCCTCTCACAGGCGAGACGGGATGGCAGGGGTGCAACCTGTCGACAGTCAATGGATCAAAGGTTAAGGATGAATTCGACTTTTACTCGGCGGCTTTCTCGGCGGCGGTCATCGGAACGCTACAGGCTGGGTTTGTCGAGTTCCCATACTTGGGAGCCGCAAGTGAAAACATCTTCGGATATGAAAGCTTACTTGGCGTTTCCATTACGGGTATGCAAGAGAATCCTTCAGTCTTGCTGGATCAGAAGATACAAGAGAACGGTGCGGAAGTTGTTAAGTATGCTAATGGGTTGATAGCTCATATGATCGGCATTAGACCAGCTGCGAGGACTACCTGTGTAAAGCCAGAGGGAACAGCCAGTTGTGTATTAGGGACATCTAGCGGGATCCACCCACACCATTATAAAAGATACATTCGCAGAGTGCAGGCTAACACTCTCGACCCAGTTTATCGGCATTATAAGTTGTTTAATGGCGATTCCTGTGAATCATCAGTATGGTCGGCAAACCAAACAGATGATGTTGTGTCATTCGCAATTGAAACAAAATCAGGGGCAATCACAAAGCGAAAGGTATCGGCAGAGGGCTTGCTCAAGGCGGTTGTTAGCACCCAACAGCACTGGGTCGTCCCAGGTACAAATGAGGATCTTTGCCAGCTAAAAGGAATTACCCATAATGTTAGCAACACAATCAACGTAGAGCCTGAAGAGTGGGATACTGTGGAGGACTTTATCTACGACAATCGGCAGCACCTTTGCGGGGTGTCTCTGCTGTCGGCCACCGGCGATAAAGACTATGCCCAAGCTCCGTTTGCTGCGGTCTACTTGCCATCGCAGATGATGAAACACTACGGCAATGACCCAGTCCTTCATGGGTGGGAGCTATTGAGTGGCATCAACAATGATGGTGAACTGTGGCAATTGTGCCATGATGCCTTGTTTGACTTTAATAAAAACAGGGAGTTTGATGCGAAGTTGCAGGCATTTTCAGACAAGTACAACATTTCACAAAAAGAAGTGACTTATTTGCTAAAGGACCTATGGACATACGATCGATACTGTTCTATAAAGGAAGGAGCAGTTGCGGTTGACTACACGGAGTTGATCGAACTGCAAGATAACACCACACCACAGCAAGAGCTTGCCTGTGCAGGTGGATCTTGTGAAATCTAATGGAGGATGATATGAAAAAGCTTTACGAACTGTCTGGTGGCGAGACATTTAGGCATGGGAATGTGAACTGGAGAGTAGATGAGTTTTTCGGAGATCATCGCGGATGTCGTCCAGCAGGCGATCCTGCTTGCGGGAGTTATGTGCTTTTTCATATTGACGAGGAGGTTATGGTTTATGAGTGGTAAAGAAGTTCTGGCATACACCTTAATGGTGATCATGTCCTTCGCCCTTGGATGTTTAATGTTCGGAGTATAATAATGGATTTTAAGGATACGCTAGAGAAACGCCTGAATGACCCTGAGTTCTGCCGTGCATTGATCGCGGAAATAGGGGATTTAATTGCGGAAAACGAGAAACTTCGTCAGGAGTTGGCACGATATCAGGCGGCTGACGAGTTGGCGAAGCAGGCACAAGATTTGGATATGGGGTATTGACATGAAATTTAAGCTTTTAACAGATAGTGCCGTCCCACCAACTAAAGGACATACGTTTGATGCGGGCTGGGACCTATATGCTGATGAACATATCGCCATCATGCCGGGGACTCGACAGGTGGTCAGCACTGGGTTGGCATTCGATATCCCACAGGGGCACGTTGGCTTAATCTGGCCACGGTCAGGCTTGGCTGCTGATTACGGCATTGATGTCCTGGGAGGTGTGGTGGATAGCGGTTATCAGGGGGAAGTGAAGGTGATTCTGATCAATCATGGGCAGTTCACTTGGACTGCTGCCCCCGGTACTAGAATTGCTCAGGTGGTGTTCCAGCAGGTCATGATGGCTGGGATGTTCCAAGCCTCAGAGTTTTCACATGAGACAACCAGGGGTGACTCTGGTTTCGGATCGACGGGGGTTTAAATGGAATATTTTATAATTTCTGTCGGAACATTCGGGTTACTATTGACTGGGATGGCCGCTCTATGGTATTCTGAGTATCGCAACAGAGTTGAGGTGGAGCATTGGGCGTCCCAGCTTTGGGATGAAAACAATTCACTCCGCATAGAAAAGTCTGAAAACGAGCGTAAGATTGCTCACCTTCGCGAGCAAGTTTTACATCATTTAGCTGAAAAAGGATGGGATAAGGTCTAACCCCTAAAGGGTTTGCGTAAAAATTTAGCATCTCGTGCGTAATTGTTACTCACGGGATGCTATTTTTTGAT